TCGCCGGGGCCAAATCGGGCAAGGCGGCGTTCGGCGACTTCATGGATTTTGTCAATCAGAAGATCGCCAGCATGTTGGCGGATCGTTTCACCAACGCCTTCATCACGCCGCTGTTCAACAGCATTTTCGGAGCCTTCGGGCTGGCCCGAGGTGGGGTGGTCGGCGCGGGCGGGATTGACGCCGCCTATGCCACTGGCGGGATGCCAGGCCTGTCGGAGCACGCCAACAGCGTGGTGACCAAGCCGACGCTGTTCCCGATGGCGGGGGGCAAGACCGGTCTGATGGGCGAGGCCGGACCGGAGGCGATCCTGCCCTTGCGGCCAGCGCCCGGTGGCGGGCTTGGCGTGCTGGCCACCGGCGCGGAAGGCAAGGCAGGTATCCTGCCGTTGCAGCGGGCTCGTGGCATTCTGGGTGTGGCTGCACCCGACGTGCGGTTCGCCACCGGCGGGGTGCCATGGCGTCCGGCCATTCTGGACGGGCCGGGGATTGCGCTGGCTGCCCCGCGCCGTCCGTCGGTGCCGACCGAAGCCCCGCCTTACGCCGCTGCCATGCAGGCTGTGGCACCGCCGCCCAATGGCAAATGGGTGCCCCGGCTCGAGATCATCAACAAGGCCGAGGGCATGAAGGCCTCGCGTGGGCCGGATCGGATGGAGGGCGGGTCGCCGGTGATGCAGATCATCCTTGAACAGATCGAAGGTGCGCTTGCCGCCAACCTCGGGCGCGGGGTCGGGCCACTGAATGCGGTGCTCGGTCTGCAACGGCAGGGGAGATAGCGATGCGGCGCTGGCCTGATACCCTGCCAACCCCTTCCGCCCTCGGTTTTGGGCTCACGCCAGCGGAACAGGTGATCCGCACTGACATGGAAACGGGGTTCGCGCGGGTGCGGCGGCTGACCTTCGCGCGGCAAGACCTTGTGGATGTGAAGTGGACCTTCACTGATGCGGAAATGGCAGCTTTCCGGGCCTGGTATGAAGACGCTGCCTGGAGCCTGGCCGGGGACAGCGACAGCCTGACCGGATGGGGGGTCAATGCGACCAGTTTGAGCGCTGATACCGTGGTCGGCCCCGATCTGGCGCTGGCCGACCGGCTGGTCGATACGGTGGCCCTGAACGAGCATTACGCCCATAAAGTGCTGACTCCGACACCGTTGGACGGCACCACAATGCTTGGGAGCGCAACACTGCGCATGGCAGGTCGGAAATGGGCGCGCCTGGCGCTGGTGGATCGGGCAGGGGCGCTTTGCTGGACCAATGTCAATGTGGAAACGGGTGAATTCGGTGGCATGGGCGGGTTGGTCAGCCGCACGATCAAAGATCGCGGCGACGGCTGGTGGCGGGTCAGCATCACGGCCTTGAGCGGCACCGGGGCAACGAACCCGGTGCTGCGGCTGGCCCTGCTGGATGCCACGCCGACGGCCTATTATGCTGGCGATGGCCTGAGCGGCGTCGATGTCTGCGAGGTCAACGCCCGCGTCGTGACCGGCTACGATCTGTTCGTGCGCAGCGACGCCAGCGGCAACGCGCTGGGGGCTTCGGGCGGATCGGCCTGGGTCACGGTGCCAATCGCCGTGGGCGGCGGGTTTCGTTACGTGGAGGCGCGGTTCCGGGGCACCTTCAAGGCGGTGGCATCGTCGGGATTGAACTGGGATGTGACGGCAACGCTGGAGGTGCGCAATGCCTGACCCGACGCTGTCCGCCGCCCTGACCGAAGCCTACGCCTCCGCGCCGGTGGGGCAGGTGATCCATCATACTCTGGAACTTTGGCATCCGGCGTTCACGGTGCCAATCCGGGTGGTGCGGGATTACGCCCCGGTTGACGCGCGGATCGAGGCCGGGGCGGCGCGCGATCCGGGCGCGGTGGTGACCTTTGCCGCCTATGCCTTTGACGTCGTGCCACCGGACCAGATCAGCAGCGGGGTGCCGCAATGCGTGATCGAGATCGACAATGTCAGCCGGGAAATCCTGGCCCAGGTCGATCTGGCGATGAGCGGCAGCGCCAAGATCACGGTGATCTACCGCGAGTATCTGTCGGATGCGCTGCTGGACGGGCCGGAAAATGATCCGCCGCTGGAAATGACGCTGGTTTCGCTGAGCGCCACGGCACTGCGCATCCGGGCGGTGGTCGGGTTCGTGAACCTGATGAACCTGACCTTCCCGAAGCTCGACTACACCACCGATGCCTTTCCCGGGCTGGCGCCATGACACATTGGGCCGGTGGCTATATCGGCGGGCCTTGGGTGGTGGGCGAAAGCGACTGCTGGGCCTTTGCGCGCCGGGTCTGGCGCGAGCGCTTTGGGCTGGAGGTGCCCGCCGTGGCGGTCGATGCGGGCAATCCGCGCGCAGTGCGGCGCGCTTTCGTGGCCGGGGCGGAGGGCTGGAACGCGGCGCTGACCCCGTGTGAGGGCGATGCGGTGCTGATGGCCAAGGGGGTGCATCCCTGCCATGTCGGGGTCTGGATTGCCCCGCCGGAAGGGGCGGGAGTGCTGCATGCGGTCGAAGGCGCGGGGGTGATCTTTACGCCGGTGCCGCGCCTGCATGATCTGGGGTATCGGATCACCGGCTTTTACCGGAGGGCGGGCTGATGCGGGCACAGGTCATGGTCGTCCGCAATCCGTTTGATCCGCTCGGCAGCCGGACGGTGACCGAGCTGCGCCGCCGCCGTTCGGTCAGAGCGCTGGCCCCGCGCGGCAACCGCCCGATGATTGCACTGCTGAATGGCAGGGCACTGTTGCGGGCAGGCTGGCGCAGGCGGCTGGCGGATGGTGACATGCTGGTGTTTGCGGTGCTGCCACGGGGTGGCGCGGGCGGGTCGAACCCGCTGCGGCTGCTGTTGAGCGTGGCACTGATGGCGTTTGCGGGCGTGGCGGCGGGGGCGATATTCGGCGTGGGGGCTGCCGAGCTTGGCACGACCGCAACCCTGTTTGGCAGCTTCACGATTGGGCAGGCAACGGCGCTTGGCATCTACATGGCCGGTTCGGCGCTGATCAACGCGGTGTTGCCGATGCCGAAGGCACCGAAAGGCCCCGAGGTATCGCCGACCTACACCATCGGCGCGCAGGGCAATCTGGCGCGGATCGAGCAGGCCATTCCGGTGCAGTATGGCCGCTTGCTGGCCTGGCCGGATTTCGCCGCCCAGCCCTACACCGAATATGCCGGCGGCGAGCAATATCTTTACCAGCTTCTGTGCCTCGGCGTGGGCGACTTCGACATCGAGGAGATTCGCATCGAGGACACCCCGATTTCTGCCTTTGCCGAGATCGAGACCGAGATCGTGCCACCGGACGCGCAGGTCACGCTGTTCCCGACCAACGTGGTGACCTCGGTCGAGGTCGCGGGGCAGGAACTGATGGGGCAGAAGACCGGCAGCTACGTCTGGGAGGGATCGGTGATCACCGTGACCGAGACCGCGCATGGCCGCACCATCGGGCAGGCGGTGGTGCTCGACGTGACCAGCGGCGGCGCGCCGATTGCGGTTTACACCATCACCGCCACCCCGACCGTGGATACCTTTACCGTCACAGCGGCCAGCGGCACGGGCAGCGGCGCGGTCAATGTCCGCGAGGTTATTGGCGGCCCCGACGGCTTTGTCGCCGCGGCTGTTGACAGCGTGGCGCACCATCTGGCATTTGATCTGGTGTTCCCGCTCGGGCTTTTCGGCAACGGCAGCAAGCTCAATGACAAGTCGGTCGTGTTGCAATTGCAGGCGCGCCAGATCGACGACAATGGTGACCCGCTCGGGGAGTGGATCAACCTGGCCAACCCGACCATCACCGACCGCTCGGCGACGCCCTTTGGCAAGTCGCTGCGCTACACGCTGGCAACACCGGGGCGCTACCGGGTGCGGGCATGGCGCGCCGATACCAAATCCACCTCGTCGAACGACGGGCACCAGGTGCTGTGGGCAGGCTTGCGGTCCTATCTGCGCGCGCCCCAGAACTTCGGGCCGGTGACACTGCTGGCAATCCGGATGCGGGCGACGAACAACCTCTCGGCGCAGGCCTCGCGCCGGATCGGGGTGCTGGCGACCCGCAAACTGCCGGTCTGGAACGGCAGCGCCTGGTCGGCCCCGGTGGTATCAACCTCGCTCGCCTGGGCGATTGCCGATGCGGCGCGCAATGGTGATTATGGCGCGGGGCTGAGTGATGCGCGGCTTGATCTGCCCGCCCTTCTGGCGCTCGACGGCGAATGGGCCGCGCGCGGCGATCAGTTCAACGCCCGCTTCGATCAGTCGGGGAGCTGGTGGGAAGCGGTGAGCAAGATTGCCGCCGCTGGCCGGGCACGGATATTCATGCAGGGCGGGGTGCTGCGGCTGGTGCGCGATAGTGCCATTGCCTTGCCGGTGGCACTTTATTCGATGCGCAACATCAAGCGCGGCTCGTTTTCGGTCGATTATCTGCTGGCGTCGGAGGACACCGCCGATGCGCTGGAGGTCAGCTATTTCGACGCGGCAAGCTGGTCGCCGCGCCGGGTGACTGCCCGTCTGGCGGACAGCGCCGGCACCACCCCGGTCAAGCTCGAGCTGTTCGGCGTCACCGACCGCGCACAGGCGTTGCGCGAGGGGCTTTATCACGCCGCCGCCAACCGTTACCGCCGCCGGATCGTGAAGTTCGCCACCGAGATGGAGGGCTTCATCCCCTCGATCGGCGACCTGATTGCCGTGCAACACGACATGCCGGGCTGGGGCGCGCAGGCCGAGGCACTGGCCTGGGACGCCGCCAGCCGGACCCTGACCCTGAGCGAGCCGATGGTGTTCGGGGTGGGCACCTATTACATCGGGTTCCGGCGGCGCGATGGCGGGTTGTCCGGCCCCTGGGCGGTCACGGCGGGGGCGGATGCCTATACCCTCGTGCTGTCCGAGACCCCTGACATGACGCCCTACACCGGCTCGGACCATGAGCACACGCATGTGGTGTTCGGCGCGGGTGAGACCTGGCGCACCGCGGCCAAGGTGGTGTCGATCCGCCCGCGCGGGCTTTACGATGTCGAGATCGAGGCGGTCACCGAAGACCCTTCGGTGCACACCGCCGATACCGGCCAGACCGCACCGCCGATCAAGCTGTCCTACCTGCCCCGGCACATCCGCCAGCCGCGGGTCAGGGGCCTGATCGCGCGCAAGGTGGCGGGCGACGCCAGCCGTGCGTTCATCGCCTGGCAACCGGCGGCGGACGCCGAAGGCTACCAGATCGAGATGGCCGAGGGCGACGACATTGCCGACCCGACGGTGAGCTGGACCCGCACCGCCGATACCACGGCGACGCAGCACGTCATTGCCCTGCTTTATGCCACCCGCACCCTGATCCGGGTGCGCGGCGTTGGTCTGGCGGCGGGGCCCTGGGCCTATAGCGCGGTGGGCAGCCTGATCATGCAAATGTGGATCAATGACGCGACCGACATGTGGACAACCGATCCTGAACTGATGTGGAGCACCTGACATGACCAGCCTTCCTGAAGCATCCGCCTTCACCGGCGGCACCATCACCGAGGCCCAGTTCAAGACCGCCATCACCAACCAGCGCAGCTATCTCGCCGGGCTGCTGGGCACCGATGGATTGCCCGCGACGGCGCTGGCCGCGCTTGGATCGCTGGCAGGGCAATATGTCGCCAAGACCGGGGCCTATACCGTCACCACCAGCGACCGGGGCAAGGTGATCAACTGCACTGGCACCTTCACCCTGAGCCTGCCCGCCGCCGCCACGGCCGGGCCGGGGTTCAGCCTGCTGGTGAAGAATGCCGGATCGGGCACGATCACCCTTGACCCAAGCGGGGCGGAACTGGTGGACGGAGCCGCAACTTTGGCCCTTGCCGCCGGGCGCGGGGTGCTGCTGTCCTGCACCGGCACGGCCTGGGTGGTGCTGGAAATCCCCGGCAAGGTCACCCAGACCGCCACCGACGCCACGGCGGGGCGGCTGTTGAAGGTGGGCGACTTTGGTCTGGGGGCCACGGCGGCGTCACTTGTCACCGACTATGACGCGCTGACCGTGACCGGCTTTTACCGCAACAACGCGGTGGCCACCGGCACACCGATTGCGTCAAGTCTTTTCTGGTCGGTGCTGCACATTGCCCATGCCAGCGATGGCACTGCCGCCAGCCAGCTTGCGCTGCGTTCGGCGGGGGTTACGAGCAATGACATGTGGCTGCGACGCAAGAGCAGTGGCGTATGGCAGCCTT